GGCTGATTGGTGCCAGCGAGAGTAAACGTCGATCCGATCTGACGGTATGCCATGCGATTACCGAGCCTTTCGTTTATTCGCTTTCACTTTGATTGCCGCTGGTGCCGCCAGTGCTCCGTAGCCGTAATCGACCTGCGGGTCCGGGTGAGTGCGCGCGGAGGTCACCGTGTGGAACTGCCCTTTGGTCATATGGCGCTTGGCGTTTTCAAGCACTGACATTGGCACCGTGCGAGTTTCCCCCGTGCGCCAGTCCCACTCGCGGCGGGAGCGCAGGCTATCGGGGTCGATGAACGTGTCTAATGGGTAGGCATTGGTGCGGACATGAGATTGTCTGCCGCCGGACACGCGGTCGTTGCGCTGCGGCAACATGTGCTCGTCTAAGGACTGTTTGCGGTCGGTGCGAAGTCGGACTGCCATAGCGAATGTCTCCCTGTGACTCTGTTACGTTGTCAGATTCGGTCGGTCGATCAAAGTGTCCTTGCGTGGATCAGCGGCATTGCCGACGGAGACTCCAGTGCGATCCGCGTAGGCCGCTGGGTCACGGTTCCAGATACGCTCCTTGCCGTGAGTGATATCTCCCGCCCATGGGAGGTGCTGCGGGGGCACGTCGGCTTTGCCTCCATCATCAGTCGCTACTGCCAGCGCGAAGTTATACTTTTTCTCCGCTGCTCGGAGTTCTGCCAGCGAGTTCACCTTGATCTTCTGACCGCGCTCATCCTTGACGTGCTCGACTGTGAATCCCTCGAATGCGTTGCGTGCGGCGACCAGTGCGCGCTGGCTCGCGGGGTCATGGACCTTGCAGTATTCCACGAACTCGCCGCCACGCAGATAGCTCACTCCGCGCATGTGCACGTTCCTGTCAGCCGGACATTTGATGCATCGAATCGACATGTCAAAATCCTAACACGGGGCGCAACCAGTCTCAGCCCCAGAATCCGCCGTCACTGCCCTGCGCCGACATCGCTGCCAGCATAGCTCCACCAGCGTACTGACCATCCGGCCCCATCAGCGGCAACTGCATCTCCTCAGCCATGACGATATCCTGGCGCCAGAGATTTTCGTCTTCCTGCGCGGCAGTGTTAATCCGCATCTCGAATTCCTTGTGCTTTTGCTGCGCCAATGTCACCGCCACGGCCTCGGAGTAATTCGGGTTGTCTTTGGTGCGGTACATGAGCGCCTGAGAAGTCGCGTATGACACAATGGCATCCGATCGACAGAACGCCGGGAAGTTGTCGGTGTCGTTCACGAGTGGCGCTGGTTGAATATATCCCGTCCATGGATAGGCCGTTTGGACATTCGACGCGGGCCACATCTCGAACTGGTAGTTGCCGCTCGGGTCCGGTGGCATCGTGGCGATGAGCCGTGGATACATGATGATCAGCCGTGACGGGTCATAGTTGTCCACGAACGCCTGGGAGAAATTGGTGTTCAGGCGGTAATACATTTGCAGGTTGCGAACCGAAAAGAAGAACTTCAGGTTCGGGATGCTGAAATATATCGACGTGATGTAGTAGCCCGTGGAGTTGATGGATGGATTCCCCCATGGGAGATCCAGAGTCAGGACTTGGCTCGATTGATTCAGCGCGACGATATTGTAGATCGGCGACGAGTACCCGGTGCGGATGGACTGCTGGGTGATGGGGAGGCCGTTGAGAGTCTGGGTCCAGTTCGTGCCAGTACCCTGGACAGAGGTTGATCCGTATGTGAGTGCAATCGATCCCTGCTGGTAGTAGCCACTGGTGAGGATTTGGCCGCGCGTGAGATTCCCGTACCAGAGGCGGCGTCCAACCACTTCGCGCAGCCCGTCGTTGAGCCAATTGGCAATCATTGACAAGCTGGCTGAAGGATTCCAAGAAGCAACATTTCCCAAGGCTTGCCCAAAGGTGTAAGCCTGCGTGTATGGAGCCACGCCGTTGGGTACAATCTGTCCGGGAATTTGTGGTGGAGGGGTTATAGGCATATCAACACGCCATACCCTCTATAGATGGATTCCAATCATTAGCGGCCATCACACTGAGACCTATTTTCTCGGCCTCGATATGAACCTTCATGTGTTGTGATCGAGTCATCGCTACCAAGTTTTCTGGTCTGTTATCTTGTTTGTTGCCATTTCGATGGTGAACGATTTCTGATTTCTTTAACTTCCTTCCTAACACGTTCTCCACCACCGCACGATGTTGCTCTAACCATTTACCATCCGACATTTTTATAAACAAATACTCGCCATCGCGACAGACTATGGAACCGATAGGTAGCTTCTTGGGATCTACCTTTCCAAGTCGCCCACAAGCTTGTGAACAGAATCGGCTGTTACGCTTCCAACTATGACCGACTGGTACATCAAATTCCTTCCCGCACCATTCACACGTCTTGGTTCTATCGCTACGCCAGTGACAATTGTTAGGTCCGGTGTTATAAGCATATAGGCAGTCCCTGCCGCAATAAATCGTAGGTCCGCCCTCTTTGAATACGAATTCTTTTCCGCATTGTTTGCAATTAACAATACGCTTGGTTTTTCTGCGCAGCACTCCACCGCAAACTCTACCGCATGTACGTTGATCGGCGAGGCACGGAGTCCTGAAAAAATTCTCACCGCATACAATGCAGGACAATTTCACCTTATCCGGTTTTTTATGCCCTCTCTCGCTATTGGCACGGCACACGTATCCACAAGCTAGGCTACAAGTTTTTTGTCTGGAACTTCTACGTGTTCTGAACTCTTTGGAACAGATAACGCACGAACGAGATTCAAAGCTCGGAATGGATTTGCGGTATGGACCTCTGGACTTTTTGGTAGGAGTGGAAGGAGAAGTAGTCATGCTTGGCATTATACTTCTCCTTCCATTTGGCAGTCAGCAGCGAAAAATTGATGTCTCCTGTGACGCCTGAAATTATTGACCGCGAACCGTGAGAAGCCAAACACATCCCGAAAAATTGCCGCCAGATTGCTGTTGCGTCAGCGCCGCATACTGCGTCAGCGCCGACGGCTGACCAAACACTTGGAAATTCAATTGGCTGTATCCCTCGAATCCAGCGCCGCCCACAACCGCTCCGATCTGGGCGATATTGAGATACACTTGGGGAACGTATCCTGCGGCGGCGCCATTGTTACCGGACACCCACGCGGACATGATCCCGTAGGTCGGGTTGAGCCTGAGTGATAGCGCGCTGATGATGTAGCCGCTGGTGCCGATGGTCCCCGTGTTCACGTAGTCGGATGTTCCCGGCGCGATAACGTAGGTATCTTCCCAGATTCCGGGACCGAGCGCGATGCGAGCGCCTTGCACTGCGGGTAGAGGATTCGGCAAAGCCATAATGAAATCTCCTTCCAGCGATCAACGCCGACCTTAGTTGATACCCACTGTTACCAGCACGTCGCCGATGTTCGAGGTGACCGCACCCCACACGATACCGCAAGGGCGATTCACGCCGGTGGTCACGGCTGTCGTGAAATTGCCGGTCGCCCCCATGATGGAGTTGGACTGGGCGCCAGCGACCAGCTTGCACGATGGCACGAATCCCTGCACGGCAATGAACACGTAATTGCCGTTGAGCAGGGTTGCGGTGAAAGCGGTGGTCCCGAGTCCGACACCGGTGACTGTGCCCGAGTTCGGCAGCAGGAAACCAGCGATGGAGTTGGCGGAGCCAGTCGAGGCCACGATGCCTTCGGAAAACACACCGGAGACAGTCGTGAAGGTTTCGTCCACGTAGTAGACGGGCGCCGGGCCGGTGACGACAGCGGGATTCGCGGTCGAGTTGTACCGCACGTACTTGACCGTCAAGAAACTTCCGTATCCAGTACTCGTCGCCAGCAGAGTGTTGCCGCCCTGTGACGGAGACGGAATTGTCCACAGTGACCCCAGAGGGTTCAACGCACCGTTGTTCGGCAGCAGAGTGTTATAAGCGTCCACTACGCCATAGACGTTTCCCAGAGGATTCGGGCCGATTACCGGCATTTCGTTAAACAGTGGCATTGCAGTTCTCCGTGGTGCGAAAGTCTGATAACCAAATCGTAAACGTTAACAATTACTGAACCAAAGTCATAATGAACCCAAGCCGGGGAGCGGTGACGACAATGTTGCCGCCAAAAACGGTTTGCGCTGCCATATCCAGCGAGTTCGGCAGTTCCTTCCAGCCAGTGAACCCGAAGTTAAACGCCGGATCTTCGGACACGTAGGCGTCGATGTAATCCGTGTTCATGCCGAAGATGTCATTCGCCGGGCAGTACTGATCGACGACAACGCTCATCCCGTTGAACTTGAAGCTGCGGAATCCCGCCGACTGCAAGTCAGGGTCGATTTCGTATGTCCTCTGCATCGGCAGCATCTTCGCCCAGAACGAGTTGTAGATCGACTGGGTGGTAGCGATGAAATTGGGCTGATCGGGGCCGAACGTCGCCTGGCCGT